GTGCTGGGTGGGCAGGTTCACGGGGTCTCCTTGAGGTCAGTGATGGTGAGGTCTGAAACCGGGTGTCCGGCGGTCAACGTGCTCATGCGGCGTCCTTCCAGACCTGGTGCGCAAGCGTGGCTTCTTCCGCGAGGTCAGCGCGCCCAGCGGTGGCGAGCATCAGCTTCAAGTCACGTAGGGTGCGGATACCGAGCCGTCCCATGACTGTGGCTGGTGCGTACCCGCCAGCGATCAGGTCCACGGCGTCCTGCCTGCGGGCTTCCATGTCGCTGATCGTCTTGTACGCGGGGGTGCTTGCAGGGCGGTCGTCGAGGTCGATGTCATCCCACGCCGCCGGTGGCGCCCAGCCCTCACGGGTGGCGGTGTTGCGTGCACGTGACGCCGCAGCCTTCTCATGCCAGGTCTCCGGACGGTTCGGGGTCATCTCGTACCGCCGGTACAGGTCGTCGATCAGCCCGTGCGTGGTCACCGTGACTTTCCCGCCCTCGGTCCGGACGATCCGGGCGTAGTTCGCCGGGGACATGCCGATCTGCTCGGCCTGCCACTTCAACGTGTACCCGAGGCACGCCAGGGCCTGTGCACGCCGGATCGCTCCGGTGGCAGGTATGTGATGGCCCCCGGGCAGGCCCTCGTGGGTGAAACGGACGGCGAGGATCGCGTCCGCGTTCTTCGGGATGATGCGGCGTGCGGGTCCCTCGCCGCGTTCGGTGCGGCCGTGGAGGATGCGGAACAAGGTGGACTTGTCGACACCGGTCAGGGTTTCGAGCTGCTGGTGGGACATGCCGTGGGCGCGGAGGGTGCGCAGGTGCTGGCGGGCGGGTTCCGCGTCGACGAGGTTGTTGTAGCGGCCGTACAGGTGGGTGCGGCGTCGCTGGGCCTCGTAGATGCGGGCGGCTTCCCGGCAGGGGTCGCACCGGCAGCGGTCGACGACATAGGCGGTGCGGGTGCCGTGTTGGTGGTTGGCCCGCTTGCACTGGCAGTCGCGTGTGGGGCGGTCGCTCATGCTGGTGTTCCTCTCTTCTTCGTCAGGTACCGGGTCGCTTCGAGATGCCGTTTCCGTAGGACACGTGTGGGCGGGTTCCGTGCCGCCCACTCGTACATTTCCGCTGTAGCGAGGGCGAGGCGGTGCGACCCAGCGCCAGGGCTGTAATCGACAGGTGGCGTGTTCGGGGTAGGGCGGGTCGCTATCTCGATGGCTCTGAGGCGTTCGGCGCGGGCCTGGCGCATCTCTTCGATGTGGCGTTCCAGCAGGTCGCGTTGCGCTGCCGTGCGTCGTAGCTGGGCCTGCGCGGCGTCCCGTTCAGTGGTCGCCTGGGCGAGGTCGCGACGGAGGTCGTGGATGAGCCTGCCGGCCTTACGGAGGTCCGCCGCGGTGCGGGCGGCCCCGTGGACGTAGCCCGTCATGAGAACGCCGTCCTCTTCATCAGGTACGCGGTCAGGGATGCGACGCGCGCCTGATGCTCCGCGTGCTCACGTTCGGCCCGCTGCTGCTGGATGAAGGTGATGGCCTGCCGGTACGGGGTCCAGGTCGCGGCCTTGCTTTTAGGCTGGATCGTGGACCTGTCAGGTTGGGGGGCGGATGTCCGGTGGGAGCCGGTGTACGTGTATGCCTGTTCGAAGAGGCGTTCGTCTCGGCGCTGGCCGGCCCCTTGCAGGTGGTAGGCGCACACGTGGCGGTGGTGGCAGACCCCGTGTGGGTTGCGGCAGCAGTCGCCGTTGCAGGGGACGCCGTGCCAGGTGGCGGCGAGCTTGTTTCCCATCAGGCGGCCACCTCCGGGGTGCAGTGCTCCTCGAGGAGGTCGGGGCGGAACCCGGACCAGACGACCTCGTAGCCCTGGCCGACGGCCACGACGGGGGCGGACGTGTGGCCCAGGGCCCGGATGGCCTGGTAGTCGTTGATGTTCGCCGGGTCCGTGAGGTCCACGCTCTCGAACGGGATGCTCCGGTCGGTGAGCCACTTCTTGGTGAGCATGCAGCCCATGCACTTCGGGGTGGTGTAGACGGTGACCATGAGGGGTCCTTCCTGTCGGGGGGTCTGGGTGCCCGCCCCGGGCGTTGCTCCCGGTGCGGCCGCTGGTTCGGACGCGGGCTCTTTTCTGCTGATACCCGTGCGGGTATCAGTAGATTTGTGACGGGATCAGAACGGAGGGCCAGACGGCGCCGCCCCGCCCCAGCCGCCGGTGTTGTCGCCGCTACCGGACCAGGCGTCACCGGACGGGGCCGCAGACTTCTGGCTGTCCCAGCCGCCGCCCTGGCCCTGGCCGTAGTTCTTGCGGGACGGGAGGACCTGCACGCCCACGGCGCGCACGTCATTTGAGATACCTGGCCCGTTCTTGCCCTCGTACTCGCGGGTGTAGAACTCGCCCGCGACCTTGACTCGGGTGCCCTTCTGCACCTCGTGCTGAAGGGCCTCAGCGGCCGGCCCGAACAGGGAGACGTTGAACCAGGTCTCCGCGAGGGTCTCCCAGGACCCGTCGTCCCGCTTGCGGGACTTCGAGTCGCAGGCCCGGAAGTTCAGGACGGGGGAGCCGTTCGGGGTGTAGCGCAGCTCCGCGTTGGCGGCGACGTTGCCGGTGAACTGAATCTCAGCCATGAGTGATGCCTTCTTTCGTGAGGGGTTTGGGTGGTCAGGCGGTGGGCTCGTCGACGATCTCGCCGGTCGCCTCATCAGCCGTCGGGGTGGCGAGCATCTGGAAGACCTCCGCCGCGGCCTCCGGGCTGATCTGGTTCGGATGCGTCCACTCCGCACCCGTGAGCTCGGTCAACTTCGCCAGCCACAGATCACCGCGATCCTCAGCCGGGGCCAGCCCGGCGGCGGCGAGAGCATCCTTGAGCTCGGCCCACTGCGCCTGCCACGGCTCCGGCTGACGCTCCACCGGCTGCTGCTGGGGCTGGGGGCGCTGGCCCATCGCCTGCGCCAGACGCGACCCGCCCTGCGACTGCTGGGCCTGGGGGCGAGGGGCCGGGGCCGGGCTGTCGGCCTGCGCCATCTCCTCGGACGTGTAGAGGCCCGACAGGTCGTCCGGGAACGCCCGCCGGATCGCCAACGCCTCCGCGCACTTCGCGATCATCCGGGCCGGCATCTTCTGCCACATCGGCGACCCAGCGTTGTACTCGGCAGAAGTCGCGACCGTCGTGAACCGGGACCCGTTGCGCTCCACGGTCACCTTCGCGGCCGCCGGCGGGGTCCGCTCCAACCACACATCGCGCCACTGGCCGTCCGGCCCGCACCACAGGGTCTCCGGGATTCCCCACGTGCCGCCGGTCTGGCGGGTCACACGATCGGCGATCTTGTAGAACCCGTCGATGCCGGTCTGGATCGTGGCCTTCGGGCCGTTCTTGGTCTTGCGGGTGATCATGTAGATCTCGCGGCGGAACGGGTCGAGGCCGGACCGCTTGGCCTGGTGGAAGAACACCTCCACGTCGGCCTGCGTGTTGGCCCCGAGGCCGATCTGCCGGAGAGCTGCGATCTGCTGGTCAGTGAATCCGGTCTGGTCCTCCGCGATGGTGAGCGCGGTGTTCGTGCTGTGGCGGGTGATTTCGGTGGACATGGTGGTTCTCCTCATCAGGGGGTCAGGCCGCTGCCGGCAGGGCAACGGCGGGCTCGTAGTTGCGGGTCAGGGTCAGGTACGGGCGGCCACCGGACTTCGCGGACCGGGTCGCGACCTTCTGCCCGTCCTCGTCGTGGATGGTCTTCGCGATACCGGCGCCGTGGAGTACCACGGACCGGGCCTGGTTCATGCGGGACTCCGCCGCCTTGAACGCGGCGGTCGCCGCGTGCAGCTCCACCGCATCCGGGGTGGGGATCGTGGCGACCAGGTCAGGGTCGATGTCCGGGTGCTCGGCCCGGACCGCCTGGTACGTCTGGTCGTGCCCGTCCCAGTCGGGGGCGGTGTCCGTGGCGACCAGGTCCTCGAACCGGCGAGCGGCGTCGATGATCCCGGGCAGGGCGTCCTCCACATCAGCCCGACGGACCACGTACAGGCGCAGGTCCATCACGACCAGGGCGGGCACGTACACCAGGTCCGCCCCGGTGACGTGCATCTGCCAGGCCACCTGGGCCAGGTAGGCCGGCGGGATCTCCGCGGTCGGGTCCTCCAGGGTGGTCTTGCCCCACTCGTCGGCTCGGGCGGCGGTCTTGCACTCGACCAGGGCGTAGGGGGTGCGCCGGCGGCCTTCGAACACGAGGCCGTCCGGGGTGGCCTGCCAGGCCGGGTGTGTGTTCGAGGCGTAGGTGCGGCCGGGGCGGACACGGGAGTCGTCCAGGATGCTGCCCAGCCAGGTGAGTAGCGCGGATTCCAGGGCGGTGCCACGCATGGCGGCGGAGGATTCCTGGCCGGTGGCGTCGATGCGTCCGGTGGCCTTGCACCACAGCGAGTAGGGGGAGTCCCAGGTGGACAGGCCGAGGATCGCGGGGATCTTCGAGGCGGTGATGAGGTGCGCCCATTCGGGGGTGCCGGGGG